ATCTTGTACGCATTCTTCTGCTTCGCGAAATACACGTCCGCGCGAAGCTCCGTGATTTCCTTATCGCGAGCAACGCCCTGCTCCAGCTTCGCAAGGTTATCCTCGGCACGCACCTGCCACGTACGGGCAGACTCGGCCTCCCGGAGAACCTCGGAGAGCTTGGCAAGCGCCTGCTCCTCGTTGGATTCGAGCGGCAGACCAAGCCGCTCATTCCAAATCTTCAGGTCCATCTAGTTGATCCCCCTTATGGGATTGAGTACATCGCTATAACCATTCCGCTTCTTGAGACACGCCTGGGGCGACTGATCGATCCCCATAGCGGAAGCGCGGCGAAGATATTCCGCCTCCCTGTCAATCGCGGCAGGCGTGTCCGCCTTGGCGATTTCGATAACTTCCGTGACCGTAACCGTGCTCGTAACCGTGTCCGCACTCTCAGCAGTGGTCGTGTTCGTTGCGTCATCACACTTATACAAATCGAACGTAGTGGCAGGGTTTGCAGGTCGATCCACAAGGGATATCTCCACCAGCTTGATTCCCTTGATGGATGCGCCCTCACGCTTCGTGACGCGCCCACCGATGGAGAAGCCGTTATAGACGCCCTCCTTGACCTTCTTCCATGCCACGTCATCCACGATCTTGGCGCTAAGGTAGGTTCCCTTGGCGTCCACATCGGCCTTGATTGCCTTGCCTACCGCCGATGCTTGATGCATCTCTCTGATATTGCCGAAGCGCATATAGTCCGGCAGCGCATCGGCCATCGCCTGCACGTCGATGCGGTCTCCCTGCGAATCCTCGTCCGCCGTGGACGCGTAGCCGTACACCATGCGCTCGTCATCGTCCCGCTTACTGATATCGAACGGAACGAACGCGGTTAGCTCTCCCGCTTCCGTCGTGCTCAAGCTGTACAGGTCACTCACGCTAATCTCTCCCCCGTAGCGAAGTCCGTGAGCCGAGTGGCCCGCGCCTTCTTGACGACTTCCTGAAACGCTAGCTCCAAGGCAACCCACTCAGGTTCGCCGGGCTTAACAGGCACCTCGACTTCGTACCGCCGATCCTTGTACATCACCCAGGCGTAGGCGGCATGGCGTCCAGGCTTGCGAATCATGTACGCCTGAGCCTTGCCCTTGTGCTGCTCCTCTACCTTGGTGATGATGTTCGCCACTTAAGTCGTTTGCTCCTTCCGCTTCTCGCCCATCGGGCCGAACGTCCACCCCTCTAGCTGGACAACGGACACGTCGCCACACTTGGAGCAGAGGATCGGGCCCGTTACGTTCCCAACGTCATCTATAGAATGGTTGCTGTAGTGCAGCATCTCGTCTATCTCGTCGTCTGAAATGTCAAAGGTCAGGGTACTAATCTTCCCGCACGCACACCGAACCGCTACTTGCTGCGTCTCGAGCGTGTTCCGGTACGAGAACCAGATACGGTTATCGTTGCCCATCTTGCTTTCCGAGTAGTCTGACACTGACCTTTGAATCACCCGCATATCTGCCGAGTGCTGGTACACCTTAGTTCGTCTCCTCGCCGTCGTCGTAACGGCCAGAACGGAACGGCCAGCTAGGAAGCCCACAAGCCCCCCTACCAGGGCCGCTCTCACGCTCGAATACCGGCGCTGCAAGGTCCGATGTGCGACTGAATAGAACCGTGTAATCCTCGTAGTCCAAATCCATCCCGTATCCATGCTGGACTAGCGCCCACTTCTCCCGGGTCCGCTGCCATCCTGATTTCCGCTTGGGCTTCACGCTGCATCGCGCTTGAATACGTACACGTCCACACATCGGCAGTTAGCTGGCCACGCGCAAAACGGGCTAGGAGTCGCATAGTTCGGGTCGCCTAGCTCGTGCTCCTCGCCATCTCGAGACGCGCAGTCCTCGCACGTGTTCTCGTCCATGATGGCGCTGTAGTAAGCCGTCTCGATTTCCTTCGACATCGACTTGGCCTGCTCCTCACGTCCGGTGCTAAACGCCTGCGTGACACGGCCAGCCAACGTAGCAATCGCGGACTCGGTAGATAAATCCCTCAAGGCTTGCTCCACTAGAGAACGCTGGAGCGATACCGGAGCATCCGTCTGTCGCGCTGTCATGGCTGCATCCTTGGCGCGTAGCACCAAGCCTGCAATGAGCGAAGTAACCACGCCTGCCGCGATGGTCTGAATCCAGCCGCGCTGTGATGCGGTCGGGGCGATGTCGAACTCGTCGCTGTCATCCTCCGCCTTGCCCAATGATTCCCCCACCTGAGCGAGACGGTCCCCGACCACCGATTTCCTTCCAGACATATAGGCATCCAGGAGAGAAGCGCCGAGCGCGGAGCCCATGCGCCCCTTCCAGAGCGCAATACCCACAAGCCCGTCCGCTAGCTCCTTGTCCGTAGCCTTGGACGCGACACCGGCTAGCTTGCGGATTTGTGCATCCCGGAACGGAACCACAACGCGCTTCCAGATGCGTCTAGGCTCGCTACCAAGGAACGAAGCCATGCGCTCGAAATCAACATGGCCCTCGTGCGCGAACGGAGCCCTTGTCAACGCGCCGATGGGATCGTATTTATGTAACGGATTGGGCGGCTCGCTCCGGTTCTGTGTGGGCGGCTCTTTGCCTTCTAGAGTCGCTGGGCTGGGAGCGCCACCGCCCGTAACGGTAAAGGTGATATGTTCCGGTGTCGTAAACGTGGTAGACGTAGAGGCATGATCCATCGCCTCCTTCTCGTCCTCTGGTTCCTTTTTCGCCTTGGGCTTCTTCTCGCCGTCTTCCTCTTTGCCCTTGATGGGCTCGCCGGGATTCTGCTTCCCCGCTAGCGCCAACTCCATCGGATCTGGCGGTTCCTCACGCGTGGCCTCATCCACCGGCGGCAGGTCATTGTTCTCGCGCAAGTGGTCCTCAAGCTTCCGGTCGTAGCGGATGAAAGGTCCGAGCTTGGCGATAACTTCGGCCTGCTGCGTGCCCGCCATCTTGTCTATATCCTCAAACTGGTATCTCGGGTATCCAGCCTGAGGACCCACATTCATCTTGCAGAGGATCGGCACTAGCTGCGAATTGACAAACGCTTCGATCTGGTTCGCATCGGACTGACGGCAAAGCATGAAGTGGTTGATCTTCGCTTCGCCTAGCGCCCTCGAGCCGGAGTCTTGACCTAGCTGGGATACGTCCGTACCCATCGCTTGAGTTATCTGCTCGTCGCAATACTTCTGCGAGCCAAGAATGTCCGGCGCGGTGCCACTAGGCCAAAGCAGTTGAAGGTCCCAGGTGTCACCGATAACCGCGCCTTGGCGCTCGTGTCCTCGCAGTTCGGTTACCACCTGGACGGCGGCAAGGTATGCGGCGCTCGTGGTGTCCGTTACGGAATCCGGAATCTTGAGCACCGTTAAGCCCATCCCGTGGCGCTCCTTCTGAATCCCATCGAGCGTCCAAAGCTCGTGCTTGTGAAACCACGGCTCATACAACTCTCGTAGCGGAGGACGTCCGAAGTAGTTGTCCCCTTCCTTCCGGTACGTAAACACAGCGGCCTTCTCCTCGAACGTGCCGCCTAGCACCGGGTCGGGAATCTCCTGCTTCTTGTATCCGCTATTCGTGTACGCGTACTGAACGACGCGCACAATCTCGCCGTGGTCCCCAAGCTCGAACTCGGAAATTGTCTGCGGCATGATGGGCGCAAGGCGGTAATAGACCTGCTGGCCCTTCTCGTTTACCGCCCATATCTTCTCGAGCGCCGAGCATCCGAAGTCGAACGCCATCATGATGTGCGGGAGCGTTTCTGACTTCCACCGGCTGGCACCGTCCGATGTCTCGCCAAGGATGTATCGGTTGCAAAGCTCCATCATGATATCGACGGTAGCTTGCGGAACCCCTAGATCCTTGTCCGGCTCCTCGAACGTCCCGTTGGCTGACTCAAGTACCTTCTTCCACATCGATAGAGCGCCAGCAATCTGAGGGTCACGCCGCATGCGTTCGTACTTCGCGGTGCCAAGCTGCCCGTTCATGTCCGGGTTATAGTCCGCGCTATTGAATAGGCGACGTCCTACCAGCGTGACCCCGGAACCGCTAATGCGCGGCTGAATCGCCCTCATCCCATTTACTTCGGGCACTTAAAAGTCCTTCTTTCCAGACATGAGAGGCCGGAACGGATGCCGGTTGTCGTGACGATCTAGTTCCCTGCCGAACGGGACCGGCACTACCAACGGCTCCGGCGTCGTAATCCTTCCAACCACTGAAGCGTCATGGATGGGAAATACTCCCGTCGCCCCGTACCGGCATGCGTCCATGATGTGGGACGAATGGTCGTGGACCGGCTCGTCCTTCATCACGTTGCCTGCGTCATCGGTCGGATAGCGGTAGTCGGAGATACGGTCCACGAAGATAGACGGATGCGTCGTGGTCCCAGGGTTCACGTAGAACTCGTTACGGTGCATCTTCCGTTTCAGGACGTTCACGCCGTCTTTCACCAGATGGCGCGGGGTTACGAAGTTCGAGAAGCCATGCGCGCGATAGGCGCGGACTACCGTCGATGCCTTGTTCGTCATCTCTCGAGCGTTTCCGGCAGGATCGCCATAGAATCGAATCTGTCCACGCTGGCCCTGGAACCCAATCCGTAGCGCCGTCTGCCACAACGCCTCCGCGTGAAAGTCCACATCCTCGTTAGACTTCTCGTAGTCCCCGACAATCCACATCTCATTCCCGTGAACCTGGAAGAAGACCGCCGCAGTCGCAGCGCCGATCCCAAAGTCAATCCCCACACATAGAGGAAGCTCCGGCGTGTACGTGCAATCCGTCCGTACGTGCCTGTCTTCGTTAA